TAGAATTAAAACCGCGCAAACATGCAGCTGGACATATTGGTGCAATTATAAATTAAAACTTCCAGATACAGGTAATGATGGATCTAGTAGAGGAACTATTTGCCATAATGTATTTGAGTTATTGGGAACTAAACATAAAAAAGAATTTAATCAAATTATAGAAGATGGCACAATATGGAACACTAAAGCTGTAGCATCTCAAGTAAAAAAAGAAGCTGAAGAACTATCTGTAAATGATTCTGAAAACCTAGAATTGATTGACGAAATGATAGTTAATGGCTTGAGGTGTGATTTTTTTGGAGACATCGAAGATAAACCTGTTAAGGCGGAGTCTGAGCAATTTTTTGACCTCGAAATAAATAAACCTGAGAAAAATGTAAGATACGCAATAAGAGGTTATATCGATAAACTGTTTGTCTATAAAGATAACTCTGTAATCATCAGAGACTTCAAAAGTAGCAAATCAGTTTTTAAAGGTAAAGATATAACAGATAATTTACAAAACTTAATTTATTGTTTGGCAGTTAAACATCTTATGCCTGAAACAAATCCACAAAGCGAATTTTTGTTTTTAAGATTTGACTTAGATAAAGACTTGCTTGGAAACTATGGAAAAGGTTATGTAAAAATGGATAAGATTACCCAAGAAGAGCTTGAGGGTTTTGAATATCAACTAACTCAATTTCAAGAATACTTAGATAATTTTGATGAAGAGACTGCTAAATCAAATTTTGCAGCTCTACAAGATTTTCCTAAAGATGGAACGTTTGGCGGCCCCTTAGCCTGCGGAAAAGATGGATATAAAATGTCTAAAGGCGAACCGATTTTAGATAAAAATGGAGAACCCATAAAAGCTTTTATTTGTCCATATCGCAAGCCTATGGAATACTATGCTTTAAAAGATTCCGAAGGGAAAATTAAAAAAACTGCATTTGTTGATTCGAGACACGACCTTGAACCTGAAGATGGAGACGAAATTGTAAAAATGAATTATGAAGGCTGTCCGCACTGGGAAAACAAACAAAAACTAGATGATTTTTTAGATGTATAAAGCGGCAGGAATTATTTTAACTTTTGGAAAACTCATTCTTCTCGGCAGAAGAAGTTCTTTTGCGGCAAGCTTTCAAGGATATTGGTCTATGCCCTGCGGATTAATCGAAGCATCGGAAGATCCAAAAGTAGGAGCCATAAGAGAAGTTTACGAAGAGACCTTGATAGATTTAAATGAAAAAGATGTAAAGTTTTTAACTTCTTATAATATGGACGAAGAAAATAAATTTGCAGTTTTCCACGCGTCATTAAATGACTTAACCTTTCCAAACGAAAAAGCTCAAGATTTTTTTGAACACGATGAATGGGGATTTTTTAATATAGAAGAAAACTCATTGCCAACACCCATGACAGATAACACAATAAATTCAATTTTAAAATTAAAATGAAAAAAGTTTTAGTAACAGGAGTAACAGGTCAAGACGGTAGTCACATGGTAGACTATCTTCTGCAAAACACAGATCATAAAATCTATGGCACGGCACGACGCTTAAGTGTCAAAAATCACGAAAATATTTTGCACTTACAAAATGAACCGCGATTTGAGTTGATTGACATGGATTTAAACGACGCACATAGTATTCGTGATATAGTCATTGATTTACAACCAGATTTTTTTATCAACTTTGCTGCACAGTCTTTTGTAGCTGGAAGTTGGAACTATCCAATACAAACATGGGAAACAGATTCTAATGCAGTGCTACATATTTTAGAATCAATTAGAAGGTTCTCTCCGCACTGTAGATTTTACAATGCTGGAAGCAGTGAAGAATTTGGCGATGTAGTTTTCTCTCCCCAAAATGAATCTCATCCACTGTTACCTCAATCTCCTTATGGTGCGGCGAAATGTGCTGCGAGACATATTGTTAGGGTCTACAGAGAGTCTTATGGTTTATATGCTATACAAGGTTGGTTATTCAATCACGAAGGGAAAAGGCGCGGATTAGATTTTGTTACTAGAAAAATCACTCATGGTATTGCAAAAATAAAAACTCAAATAGAAAACAATCAAAAAATAACGCCTCTTACTTTAGGAAATATTGAAGCCAAGAGAGACTGGAGCGACGCAGAAGATTTCATGGACGGGGTTTGGTTAATGCTTAATCAAGATCGTCCAAAAAATTATGTGCTTGGAAGCGGTGAAATGCATAGCGTAAGAGAATTTCTTGAAGAAGCTTTAAGTTGCGCTAATATTAAATATGTTAAATCGGGTAAAAATGAAGAAGAAAAATATCTTACAGAAAACAAAGAAATACTATTTGAAGTTAACCCAAAATTTTATCGACCAGCAGAAGTTCACAAATTATGCGGAGATCCATCTTTAGCAGAAAAAGAATTAGGATGGAAAAGAAAAACAAATTTTAAAAAATTAGTGCAAAAAATGTACGAGAATGATTACAATTTATTGTGTAACACATAATTATGAAAGAAGACTCTTATTCAGCAAAACGTCCAGGACCGAAAAGTTCTGCGCAAACACCCGCAAAAAAATCCGAAAAACGCAAAGGTTCCAGCAAGAACAAACCTGGAAGTGCAGCCAAAAAAGGCAGCTCGATCACTTTCTCTGATAAAGTTGTAGAAGCTTTAAAAACAAAAGTTAAAGAGCATAATGACAAATACAGTAAAAAAGTAACTTTATCTCAACTTAAAAAAGTATATCGCAGAGGAGCTGGAGCTTTTTCTTCTAGTCATAGACCCGGAAAAACTAGAGGTCAATGGGCAATGGCAAGAGTAAATATGTTTCTCAAAATGGTTAGAGGTGGAAAAGTAAAAGATAGCTACAGAAAAGCTGATCAAGATATTTCCAAGGCTTCGGCGAATGTTTTAATAGATGATGGAATAAGAGATGAAATCAATCTATTCACAGAAGAAGATTTTATTCAGGCTAAGTTAGATATCTATAATAATCAATTACAAGAAGATCCAGAATTCACAGATGAAATGTGGAGTACAATTTTTATTGATATAGAAGAACTTGGCTTTGAAGAAATAATCGACGAAGAAAGCTGGGCTAAAAAAGCTAATGAAGGTAAAAAATTAAATAAACCATTCAGAACTCCAAAAGGCCCCAAAAAGTTTTCAGTCTATGTAAAAAACGAAAAAGGTAATGTTGTTAAAGTTAATTTTGGTGATCCAAATATGGAAATTAAGCGCGACGACCCGAATAGACGTAAAAGTTTTCGAGCAAGACATAATTGCGAAAACCCTGGTCCAAAAACAAAAGCTCGTTATTGGAGCTGTAAAATGTGGGAACGCAAAAAAAGCGTAACAGATTATACAAAAGGCGAAGAAATTGAAGAGTCTACAGAAGCTTCCTCAGATTACATGGAAAAAGCGTTCATGGATCATTGCTCAAAATACGATGAAGATCTTGTTAATACAGCTGGGATGGATAAAGATAAAACTTATGCTGCATGCGCAATGCAATACAAAAAAATGAAAAGCTCTTTATACGAAAAAGGAGAAGCGGGTTTAACTGAAAAGCAAAAAAAATTACCTAAGCCAATCCAAGATGCAATTCTTAAAAAACAAGGAGAAACTTCTGATGCAGGACTCTGGGAAAATATTCAAAAAAAGAAAAAAAGAATGGGCAAAAACTATAAAGCTGCAAAGCCAGGAGATAAAGATTACCCGTCAAAAGAAGCTATTAAAAAAGCTCAATCTAAAAAAATGAAAAAGGATTATGCTGCAGAAGATTTCAAGCCTCATATGATGTATGACCCGAAAACAGGCAAAGGCTATAAAGCGAAGACCATGGAAGATCATTTGAAAATGAAAAAAATGGGCTATACTCATGAAAAACCTAATTCTTCCAACGGCGGACATCACGAAGAAAAATAAATTTGAATTTAATTGATAGCAAGGACAGGACAGTGTTAATACTGTCTCATTTCTGGACACCAATTAATATTACTACAGCAAAAGAAGGTATTAGAAAATTAATATCTTCAGGATCATCTTCGCATAAAAATCCCTCTGTTAAAGCTCTGAGTTTCTCAGGAGAACCTTTATTGTGGGAAGATTGGATTGATTCATCTCGAGCATCTTACTATAAGAGTCAACCATTTCTCTCTTCTTCTAATGCATTATACCCCGTTCCAACCATTTTGTTGACAACCGCAAAATGGGTTTATCAAACCAAGAACAAGCCTAACTTACGCTATTTATATAAAAGATATAAAGGTCGTTGTCAAATTTGCGGTGATAAGTTTGACATGAAAGATATGACAATAGAGCATATTTACCCAAAAAGTAAAGGAGGCACAAAAGAAAGTTATAATGTTACGCTTACTTGTCAAACCTGTAATTGCAAGAAGGCGGCAATTTATCCATATACAAATAAAGAAGGAAAAGAGCTTAAGCCCGCCAACCCATATCCATTCTTTCACCCATTTCAGCGAGAGCGAGAAGAGTGGAAACCTTTTTTGTTTAGATCTTAATTTTTTGGCATACTATTAGCAATACTTTAATAGTAAATACTTGAATTTAGTGATTTAAGAGACAAATTTACACACTAGTTTATAACACTTAAAAAAAGAGACAAAATGGCATACTACTTAAAAAAACAATATCAACCAAAATTTATTTCTGATACATTTAAAAATATATTTGATGACTTATTAGATAATGATGAGTTTAAAAGCTTAGATGATTATCCAGTACAAGCAAATGTTATTTCCAAAGAAAAAGAAACCGTAATAGAACTTCTTACTCCTGGCATACCAAAAGAAGATATAAACATCGACTGTCAAGCTGATAAATTAATTGTTTCTTATCAAAGCCCAAAAGAAGAATCTATCGAAGGAAAATATACTCAACAACAAATATTTAAAGATGGATTTAAAAATACATTTAAAATAAGCTCTGAATTGGATCAAGAAAAAATATCAGCAAAAATGAATAATGGCATATTAGAGATTACAATACCAAGAAAAAAAGAAAAATCAAAGACTAGAATAAAAATTACTTGACAAACGATAGTTTTTGTTTTATAATCTGGAGTTTTAATTATGAAAACCAAACTAATAACAGTTACTGCTCTTGTAGCAGCTTTTTTTATTAACGCAGTCCATGCTGGATCAGGCGCCGTTTCCTTGGGTTATGGCACCGATACATTCAGTAAAGGTTCGCTTTTGACCGAAGAAAGTATTTCGGCTTCAGTATCTTATGGCGCAGAAGTCGAAAGTCTGAACGTAGAAGGCTCAGTTTCATCTTTTGACGAGCTCTCTGATGGAAAGAGTGTTTATATTTTCTCTGGCGGCGTTTCCAGCGCAATTGGAGACTTATTAAACGTTTATGTCGGACTTGAGCATGAAGAAATCATCGATGGAGGCAGTCAACTTGATGCAGCCCTTGAATTAAGTCTTAATTATGCCTTATCCCCGTATTTTTTAATTCTTAGAGATACTAGCGATAATAATTATGTATTTGAAGGTGGAGCTTCTCATACTTTTGACCTGAACTTCGCAGACTTGACATTGGCTGGCGCTTTAGGTAATTCCGATAGATACGGCATTGAAGATAATGATTATTATTCTCTCGGATTATCTTTATCAAAAACCTTGACAGATTCAGTTCAAGCTTCTGCTGGATACGATCGAGTAGACTCAGACTCAATTGACGGAGAAGACGTACTTTCCGCATCATTCACCTTTTCTTTCTAATTTAATTATGAAAAATACAATAGATACAATCAAAAATTACGCAGGAGGAGTTACCAGTGTCCTGCTCTCTATTATCGGATTGCTCGTTGTCGCCCAGGTCGTATTTGGCGCAGGAGCACCCATTAATGTTATTGGCAACCTTCAGGATGTTGTCACAGGATTCGTAGGAGAAGGGGCTTCCTTAGCGGGAATTATCACTCTTTTGCTTATCGTTGCGCTTTTTAAGCAAAAAAGCGATAAAGATTAAACTTTATCTAATATAATGTTCCTAAAGCCGCTCAGAAATGGGCGGCTTTTTTGTTGGCGCGATTAAAAAACTTCTTGACAAATTAATCAAATAGTGTAATAATTTTATTATGAAAAAACTACTTTTACTATTATTATCATCAATTTACTGTTTCGCTGATACTCTTTATTTTAATAACGGAAAAGATTTAAAAGGAGATATTCTTGAGGCAAATGCAACTCACGCTTTAATAAAAAGAGCAAGTGACCTGCAATTATTTAGAATAGCAATAGATTCTCTTACAGAAGATAATCAAGCTTATATCAAAAACAACTTCCCGCCAAGCCACGAAGCTTTGCCGAAATTTAAAAAACCACTATCAGATAAAGATTTAAATACCCATGCAAGATATATTGATAGTTTAATTGAAACAAAATTACGATCATATAACCTCAAACCAAACAAAGAAGTTGATGATGCTACATTTTTGCGCAGATCTTATTTAAAGGTTATCGGAAGAACTCCGTCGTTAACGGAAGTAGACACCTTTTTAAATAGTAAAGACAAAAACAAAAGATCAAAATTAATAGATCAACTATTAGGCAGCGAAGGGTATGTGAGTCATTGGTTCAACTTCTGGGCTGATATATTAAGAATAAAAGATAGATTAAATAATAGAGTATCAGGTATACCATATAAAAATTATGTAAAAGAATTTATATCAAATAATAGACCATATGATGTTTGGGTAAGAGAAATGCTTTCTTCATCTGGAGCTTTATGGGAAAGAGGTAATGAAGGAGTTAGTTACTTTGCGCGAGATGTAAACATGCCCCTCGACAATATGGCCAATACAGTTCGCATCTTTCTTGGCACTAGTCTTGAATGCGCCCAGTGCCATGATCATCCATTTGATCGCTGGACACAAAAACAATTCTACGAAATGGCTGCGTTCACAAGCGGTTCGACAAATCTAAGAAGAAGAGGTGTTGATAATTTAGGTCAATTTAATAGATTGGTTAATACAGAACAAAGAAGGCTAGAGCAAGCAGGTGAGCCGCAAAAATCTAGACAGCTAAGAAATGAATCTAGGGGCATTCAAGACATTCTTCAAACAGGTCTAGATAGCCTGGGTTCAGGAAAAATTAATTTACCAAATGACTATCAATATGATAACGCAAAGCCGAGCGAAATGTTATCTGGAAAAACAATTTTTGGAAAAGAAATCGACATAAAAACAAAAGCTCCTCAAGCAGGGTCTCGAGAAATATATGCAAATTGGCTTGCAACAGATTCGAATCCTAGATTTACAGCTGTTATTGTAAATAGGTTATGGAAAGAAGCTTTTGGACTAGCTTTAATTGAGCCAATTGATAACATGTTTGATGATACATTAGCTACAGATCCAAAACTTCAGCTACATTTGGAAAAAGTTATGGTAGCTTTAGATTACGATTTAAAAGAGTTTTTAAGGGTATTATATAACACAAAAACTTTTCAGCGTCAATCTGTAATAAGAGATGTTATCCCAAAAGATAATAAAGATCAGTCTATGCCTGTAGATGTAAAATGGATTATCGCAGGACCAAATTCTGAAAAACAATCTCACAACGCTATTCCATATTTCTATCAAGGGCCAATGCTTGAAAGAATGAGTGGCGAACAAGTCTGGGATTCATTAGTAAATTTAACGTTTAACGATATAGATTCTAGAAAACTTCAGCAAAACACAAAAGGTTACGAAGAGTTTCAAAACTTTTCGGCAATGACTGGTGAAGAATTATTTCAAGATCTTATGGCCAAAATAAATAAAACCGAAAGGCCAAAAACAGCAAATAAACCAAAATTCACAGAACCAATAAATACAGATTGCCCAATTAAACCAGGCAGAGCTATTGATCCAACTTTATTAGCTCTTAATGAAAACGGAGAGACGGTTGCATTTTGCTGCGAATCTTGTGTTGATAAATTTAAATCCCAGCAACAAACCAAGAAAGACGATTACAAGCAAAACTTTGTAAAAGATCGTAATTCCGTAAGAGCTTCTGAATTATCTTCTCCTGCTCCCGTAGGGCACCTTATTCGTGAGTTTGGTGGTTCAGATAGGGAGCAGATCGAAAACTCAAATAAAAGCGCCTCTGCAACCCAGGTACTCAATTTGCTTAACGGTTTTGTAGAAACAAGGTTATTAAAAAATAAAAACTTTGAAATTATTAAAGCAGTGCAATCTCAAAAATCTTTAGATGATAAAATTAAAGTTGGATTTAGATATATTTTAAATAGAAATCCATCCTCAAAAGAAATATCATTATTTAAATCGTCATTAAAAGACAAGAAAGAGGTATATAAAGAAATAATCTGGACTTTAATAAACACACACGAATTTATATTTATAAAATAAAAACTAAAACCAAATAAAATTATGAAAGTAGATGAATTAGGAAGAAGAGAATTTATTGCGTATGCCGCAAAAGCGTGCTTTGGAGTAGGCTTAATGCCTATGGCCGGAGCTTATATACATAACAATGTTAGCGCCCTTGAGCCTGCATCCAGAATACCAACAGCTAGACACGTTATATATTTAAATATGTCAGGAGCCATGTCTCACCTTGATACTTTTGGGCCAAAGCCTGATGCGCCAGATATTCAGGGGCCGACAAAATCTATTCCAACTAGTGCAGACGGAGTGATTTTATCAGAAAATTTACCAAAAACCGCACAGTTTATGCATCATGGTGCAATTATTAAAACTATGAATACTAGTCAGGGAGCTCATGAACAAGCGAGTTATCTTATGCATACCAGTTACCTCAAAAGAGGCACTATTGTGCACCCAACATTTGGTAGCTGGGTTTCTAAACTTGGAGGTGCAATAAATAGAACCATTCCATCCAATGTTAAAATTGGCGGAGGAGGAGGTGGAGCAGGATTTCTAGAATCTAAATATGGCGCCTTACCAATCAATAATCCAGCCGCAGGATTATCTAATAGTAAAATGGCATCATATCTAGATCACGAGCATTTTCAAAGCAGAATATCTATCGCAGAGGCATTAAATGAGAATTTTTCTACTCAGTTTCCTCAAAAACAAGTTAGAGCTTACTCTGATCTATATAAAGATGCAGTTAAATTAATGAATAGTGACGATTTAAACGCTTTCGATATAACAAAAGAAACAGTAGCAACAAGCGAGCTTTACGGTCAAACTAATTTCGGAAAAGGTTGTTTATTAGCAAGAAGATTGGTTGAAAACGGTGTTAGATATGTCGAAGTAACGCGAGGAGGATGGGATACTCACGATAACAACTTTGATAGAGTAGCAGCGAATTGCGCAGACATAGATCAGGCTTTAAGCGGATTACTTTTTGATTTGAACAGAAGAGGTCTGCTTTCGGAGACTTTGGTGGTATTAACTTCTGAATTTGGAAGAACCCCAAATATTAACGGTAGAGACGGAAGAGATCATTGGCCTTACTGCTTTACCGCATTTCTTGCAGGAGGCGGAATCAAAGGCGGTATGACTTACGGGGAAACCGATAAAACAGGAAGATCTCCTATAGAAGGCAAACCAATCAAGCCAGAAGACTTGAATGCAACTATTGCTCATACTTTAGGACTTCCTCTAAATGACTACCAGTATTCTCCTTCTGGAAGGCCATTTACAATAGCTCATAAAGGTGAACCTTTACTTGATATATTGGCTTAATATTATATATTAGCTTAATAAAAAAGCCCCCATTTGGGGGCTTTTTTGTAGAATAAAGAATTAACTTAATAACTTTGCAAACTTATTCCGAGATTAAAAATCATCCTCAAGAGCTCCACTTTGCTGGTATTCTCTAACCCTGCGCTCAAAGAAATTACCCATCGCTTGAACATCAACTACTTCACTAAGCCAAGGAAAAGGATTTTTGTCGCTAGGAAAACGGTAATCTAATCCAATACCTTCAAGCCTGCGATTACCAATATAATGCATATAGTCAACAAACATATCTGCATTCAACCCAAGGATACCAGTGGGTAAAACATCATGAGCGTATGCGATCTCAAGCTCAACAGCTTTTTTCATATGTTCTACAAATTCATTTTGAATTTCTTCTGTCCAAATCTCAGGGTTTTGCTCTATTAAAGTATTAATTAAATATGTACCAAATGCAATATGAGAGCTTTCATCTCTTAAAGTATATTTGATTTGATCAGAGATTCCTTGCAGTTTGTTTTGTCGACCCAGCGCCAAAAGCATAGCGAATCCACTAAAGAAAAATGTTCCTTCGCATACTATCCAATAAGTTAGAAAGTTTCGAAGAATTTCTTGCTTACCTTCTGTAGTATGAGGATCAAAGTCTTGACGACTAATATCATTAGTGATTTCCATTAAAAAATCATCCTTAGCTTTAATACTTGGAATCGTTTCGTATGCAGCGAAAACCTCCTCTATATTTAGATCGAGGCTATCGCACACATATACTACCGTGAGATTGTGAAGACTTTCTTCAAAAGCCTGACGAAGAATGTACTGACGACACTCAGCATCAGTAATAAATCTAAAAGCCGAAAGAAGCAAGTTATTGCCAACCAAAGACTCAGATCCAGCAAAGAACCCAAGGCAGCGTTTAACGAGTAATTTTTCATCTTCTGTGATTTCATCATTTTTCCATTGTTTAATGTCATTCTGCATACTGATTTCAGTAGGCATCCAGTTATTTGCACAACTTTTTAAAAATAAATCCCACGCATACTTATGCTTGTGAGGTAAAATTCTATTTACTCCAGCAATGTTTTCTGTTAATAATTGTCCTGTTTTATTTTCCATATATATTAATAATACCAAATTAAGATAACGATGTCAATTTCAATTTGGATTATTATTTATTTCATCTAAAAACTTTTGATCCCAATCCACATATTCTATTTCTCCACATTGAGATAAAACAAAAAATAAAATTAATGAAGCTAACACTACTCCTCCTATTATAAAATATTTAATCTTAGAAGGTTTTTCAGGCTTTGGCACAGGTTCTGGTTCAGGATCTTCAGGTTCTGGCTCAGGCTCTGGTTCAGGATCTTCAGGTTCTGGCTCAGGCTCTGGTTCAGGATCTTCAGGTTCTGGCTCAGGCTCTGGTTCTGGATCTTCAGGTTCTGGCTCAGGCTCTGGTTCAGGATCTTCAGGTTCTGGCTCAGGCTCTGGTTCAGGATCTTCAGGTTCTGGCTCAGGCTCTGGTTCAGGATCTTCAGGTTCTGGCTCAGGCTCTGTTTTTTCATCTTCTCCGAATATCATTTCTTTTGGGTCAATTATACCATAGCCCCAAGAACTATCTCTGCCAATAATACCTTTATCATCTGCGCAACTAGACAAAAGATCTCTAATTTTTTTCAAATCATATTGCTCATTGTCTGCTTTAAACTTAGAAATTAATAACGCAACAACTCCAGCGACAAATGGGCAAGCCATAGAGGTTCCGCTTAAGCTTGCATATTCATTATTTAAATAAGTACTGTATACTCTAACTCCTGGAGCTGCAATTTCCACCTGCTTACCTCTTGAGGAAAAATGTGCGACATTGTCATATTTATCAAATGCTGCAACAGCAATACATTCTTCATATGCTGCGGGGTAATTGACTCCACCATATCCACTATTACCTGCTGCGCAGATTATGGGAATATTTTTCTGGTGAATTTCCTTAATCACATTATGAACTTCTGGATATGGAAAAGCCGACCCTAGAGATAAACTTATGATATCAACATTTTGCTCCAAACAGTATTCTAATGCACTTTTTAATGATAACATACTACCTGAACCACTATTACTTAAACCTTTGATGCATAAACATTTAGATTTAGGCGCAACACCCACCATTCCAAATTCATTATTCTGCGCTGATATAATTCCAACACAATGAGTTTGATGTCCATGCAAGTCTTCAATTGCTTCTCCATCAATACAACTAACGCCTTCAATTGCATTTGATCCTATATCCTGATGAACAGGTAGACCTGTGTCAATTACAGCAATTTTTACATTCTCACCTTGATATTTTTTCCATATATCAGGTATGTTCAATTTTTTTATACCCCATCCATCTACTTGACTCAATGAGGAAACAACTTTTTCTATTGTAAATTCTGGTAAACTAGTAATATCTTCTTTCATATCCATAAAGGATACACTTTTGATATTAGCTTAATGCTTCTAGTATGTTTGAATATTTTTCAATGTCAATAGCAACTCTAATAGATTCGTCAGCTTCCGGATTTAAGCTTAAATACTTTTTACCTCGATCAATAATTTCTTCAAGTGTTTGAATATAAGCGGTTTCCGCGAAATCTCTCTGTTGTCTATAATTCCAAGCCTCTATATTAGAGTTGATTTTTTCTAAATCTTTACGAATTAATTTACATCTTACTATAGCTTCTTTAAATGCTTTTAAATGTTTATGTCTATTCATTATTGACAACTTTCGCAAGTGCCACCATTTTTCATAGCTTCGATACTGCAAGCAGTAGCTTCAGTAGTCTTTTCTTCAGTATTTGCTTTTTCTACCTTGGATGCAGCTCTGTTACGAAGATAATAAGTTGTTTTTAATCCTGCTTCCCAGCAAGACATATAAACATCATTTAAATACTTTAATGAAGTAGATTTATTATAAAGATTGAAACTTACAGCCTGATCTATCCATTTTTGTCTAGTTGCATTACATTCAATCAATTTAAACATATCACGATCAAAAGCAGTTTTATATTTTTCTTTTAATTCAGATGGAATATCTCCGTTCAATAATGAAAGATCGCCGTCAACGCTTTTTACAAGCTTGGCAGTTTCACTATTCCACAGACCAGCATTTTTCATATCATTAATAAAATGTTCATTCGTAATAAAGAAATTACCGCTCTTATTTTCGTATACAAATAATACAGAAAAATTGGGCTCTATACTTTGCTCTACGCCATTGATATAACCAATAGTAGCTGTCGGAGCAATAGCCATAACATTACTATTACGCATACCATTTTGCGAGATACTTTCCCTAACAATACCCCAATCAAGAGTAGTCTTAGGTTCAAACTGATTGCCCTTGTATTTCATGAGGTCTGCATAAGAATCAATTGGAAGTTTATTCTGACTCCACAATGAACCCTCGAAAGTCTGGTATTGACCCTTTTCTTTGGCCAATAAAGAGCTTGCATAAATCGCATGATATGAATAAAACTCAAACAATTTATCATTAAATTCTACAGCTTCATCACTATCAATATTAATATTCATTCTATGACAAATATCATGTAATGCCATCATACCTAAACCAATAGGGCGATGTTTTAAATTACTATTCTCCGCTTCTTTAGTTGGATAAAAATTAAGATCCACAACACTATCTAAAGCTCTAATAGCAGTATGTATTGTATTTTGTAATTTATCATAATCTAAAGTATTATCATCATTTAAATGATTTAAAAGATTAACTGATCCGAGATTACAAACGGCGGTTTCTCCAACGCTTTTCTTTTCTCCTTTTTCGTACTCAGAAGACTTTGTATGAAGAGTGATTTCCGTACATAGATTACTGCTATGAACAACACCTTCGTGTTGGTTTGTATATCTAATATTGCATGGATCTTTGAAAGTATTCCACGGATGAGAAGTTTCAAATAATACCTTGAGCATTTTCTTCCATAATTCTTTCGCGGGGGTTACTCTGTAATTTTTAATTAAACCCTCTTCCGCTTGATTGCACAGATCATTATACTTCTTGTCAAATTCTTGACCAAATAAATCATGCAACCCAGATTCTTTAGGGTCAAAAAAGTACCAAACATCTTCATTCTGAACTCTGCGCATAAACTCGTCCGGAACCCAAGAAGCTGTATTCATATCATGACATCTTAATCGATCATCTCCAGTGTTTCTTCTTAAATTCAAGAAATCCTCAAAATCTAAATGCCAAGGTTCTAGGTAAGCGCAGCCAGCGCCTGGCCTTTTGCCGCCTTGATTAACTGCAACTAAAAGATCATTGTATATCTTTAACCAAGGAACAAGTCCGCTGGAAATTCCATTTGTTCCTTTAATATGCGAACCTGTTGATCTAAAAGGAGTTACATCAAGACCTAGTCCTCCAGCATATTTACTTTTACGCGCTTCTTGCCAAGCTCCATCAAAAATACCATCGATACTATCGTCAAAAGTATTTAAATAACAAGAACTTAATTGAGAGCGTACGGTTCCACTATTGAAAAGCGTTGGGGTTGAAGAAGTATAAAGAAATTGACTAAACATATCATAATACTTGATAGCCCACTCTTCTTTATTTTCTTCATTAAGAGCGAGACCCATCGCGACTCGCATCCAAAAAGATTGTGGCGCCTCCATAATTTTACCCTCTTCTCGTATAAAATATCTATCAGCGAGAATTTGTATGCCCAAGTATTTGAACGAAAGATCTCTGCGGATTCTAATTGCTTCTGAGAGTTTATTTAAATCATACTCTAACATTCTGCTATTTAATTTTTCAGTTTTAACGAGTCTTTTGATTCCTTGCATAAAACTCTTTCTGTACTGCAGTCTAAAAATATCTGAATCCACACCTTCTTTAAATACCTCTTTATATACCGTATTTAACAATAACCTGGCTGCAGCATGACTATAGTTTGGCTCTTTCTCGATTTTTTCTCGAGCGCTTAAAATAAGAGCGGTATCAATTTCTTTTGTTGTGATTTTATCGTACAACTGAAGCTGTGCATCAAGCACAATTTCGCTTACAGACACGTCGGATATGTCTTCGCAAGCGCGCTCCACATTTGCATTAATTTTGTCTACTATAAACTCTTGAAGTCTTCCGTTTCGTTTTTTTACTTTAATATCCATATTGTCTAATCATATTAACATTTAGCGTGTCTCATGTCAATAGGAATATAATCCTGTTAACAACTTTTTATGGCTTGACATTTGAAAGAATTTGTTATAAAATATTAGGCATGTTACCTTTATTCAAAAGTCACTTTTCTATTGGAAAGAGCATATTAACACTTGACGATCCAATTACACATAAAGAAGGAAAATCAGATAGTGTTTTCGATATAGCTACAGAAAATAATTTAAAAGAAGTCGTTTTAGTCGAAGATTCGCTGACAGGATTTCTTCAAGCCAAAAAGCAGGCTGATCAGCTAGGTTTAAAACTTGTTTTCGGCTTGCGGATCACTATGAAAGAAGACGCTTCAATTAACCCCAAAGAAGAAGCTCAACAATCAGCGCATAAGATTGTAATTTTCGCGAAGAACGCCAAGGGTTGCACACTTTTAAATAAGATTTACAGCGAAGCTCATACCGAAAATTTCAATTCTGTTGACTCAAAACTACTAAAGAAACATTGGAATGACAAAGATCTTTTATTAGCTATTCCATTTTATGATTCATTTATATTTAACAATTTAACTAAATTTTGTAATTGCACTCCTAGTTTTTCTTTTTGTAAACCAACTCTATTTATCGAAGATAATTCTTTACCATTTGATAATTTAGTAACAAAAAGAGTGGAAGAATATGCAAATAAAAATAAATTAAAAACACAATTAACAAAAAGTATTTATTATAAAAATAAAAAAGATGTAAAAGCTCTACAAACATATAAATGTATAACAGGTAGAAGCTTTGGAAATAAAACATTATCAAAACCAAACTTAGATCACTTCGGTAGCAATGAATTTTGCTTCGAGAGCTGGAAGGAAAAAAATGAAAGAATCACTGCTTAGATTTCAAAAGAATAAAAAATATTTACTGTTTGATTATGAAACATGTAATTTAAATCTTGTGTCGAATAATAAACCATGGCAATTAGCATTTCTTGTTATAGAAAATAATAAGATTGTAGAATCAAAAGATTATTGGTTAAAATGGGAGGAATTAAATGTGTCTCCTGAAGCCGCAAAGATTACTGGTTTTACAGAAGCGAAGTACAAGAAAAAAGCTTCGTGCCCAAAAGCTGCGCTAGATCATTTGGAGAAATATTTATATGATGACTCCTATCTTAAAGTTGGTCACAACTTACTTGGCTTTGATGTTTATATGCATAATGTTCATCGCAAATTGATTGATGAAAATGCAGAGACTGATTTCAGCTATACAGAGCATCTCGTAGACACTCTTTGTCTCGCGAAAGCTCTTAAAAAGAGAATTAGGTTAGATAAAGATGATAATTTTCTAGCGTGGCAATACAGACTTAACCACTTGATTGAAAGAGGTTTAAGTTGCAACCTAAAGCAGTGCTGCAAAGATTTTGATGTTGACTTTGATGAAAAAAAATTGCATGATGCTCTATATGACATTAGAGTTAACTACGAAGTATTCAAAAAAATGATATGGGAGATAGAAGTATAATGAGTTTTACAGAACAATTTACAGATTACCAAGACTGTGCGCCTCCAGGCGTAAGACTACCAGAAATTAAAATTGAAAAGAAGTATTATGAAATGCTTGAAGCATCAGAAGATATTTCTAATTTAGATTTCCTTAGAAAACTATGCCATAAAGGAGTATATGATAGAGGAATCGATAAATTTAAAAATAAACAAGAATACTTTGATAGAGCAAAATCAGAACTAAAGATATTAGATGAGTTAGGATTTATAGATTATATTCTATTAAACTGGGATATTCTTAATTTTTGCCACGAGAGTGATATTCCAACTGGACCAGGCAGAGGATCTGCTGCAGGATCTTTAGTATTATACTTGATTGGAGTAACTAACGTTGACCCAGTAAAATATAGTTTATTCTTTGAAAGGTTTGTGTCAAAAAGTCGTGCTCGCAAAATTGACAAGGATGGAATTACTTATCTTGATGGAAGTTTATTGGCTGACGTAGATAATGACATTGCCTATGAAAGAAGAGCGGAGGTTATTCAATACATTGAAGACAAGCATCCTTGTCGTACCGCAAAAATATTAACATTAAATACTCTTAGTGGTAAACTATGCATTAAGGAATGCGGTAAAATAGTTGGAGAATTCTCAGAGCAACAAGTAAACGAAGTGAGTGATACTATACCGAAACGATTTGGGATAGTATTACCAATTCACTCTGCTATAGAGGAAAGTGAAAAATTCGCTGATTGGACTGCGGAAAATCCAGAGGTATTTGAAATAGCTCTTAAACTAGAGGGTTTAAATAAAAATACTGGAGTTCACCCAAGTGGAATCGCGATTTCTTATCAAGAGATTACAGATATTTGTCCTCTGCAAAAATCAAACGATGGCGCTTTAGTTACAGGATACGATATGAATTGGGTCGCGGAGCTAATGGTTAAGTTCGATATTCTTGGATTAAGAACTTTGAGCGTAATATATGATGTTTGTAAAAATTTAGATTTAGATATATCATCTGTCGATTTAAATGACAAAGATATCTTCAAGCCTTTACAAGGCCTGAAAACTCCTCATGGACTTTTTCAGCTTGAATCTGACACTAACTATAGGGTGTGTAAAAAAATTAAACCAAAAGATCTTGAGCAACTCAGCGCTGTAATAGCGATAGGTAGACCAGGAGCCTTGGAATTCCTTGACAACTATGTAACTTATTCCGAAACAGAAGAAGCGCAGGTTATACATGATTTTTTTACTGATGTATTGGATTATACAGGAGGTATTCCTTTATACCAAGAACAATTGATGCAAATGGCGGTAAAGGTTGGTTTTACGCTTGATGAGGCGGAGCAATTAAGAAGAATTGTGGGTAAAAAGAAAGTCGATAAAATGCCTGCTTGGAAAGCTAAAATCGAAGAAAAAGTTCAAGAAAATGATTTACCACGAGAGGTGTCTCAAATACTTTGGAGTGTTGCAGAAGATAGTGCAAATTATTCTTTTAATAAGTCTCACTCTCTCGCTTACGCAACGCTGTCTGCTTGGACGACATATCTTAAGTTCAATCACCCTCAACAATTTTTCATCTCTTTATTGAAGATGACCAAATACGAGCCTTCTCCTCAGGAAGAAATATCAAAAATCTCTAAAGAGTTATCGAATTTCGGAATTAAATTACTGTCTCCTGATTTAGCCAAGTCTGGAATGGACTTTTCTATCGAAGGTAAAAACATAAGGTTTGGACTAAACAGTATCAAGGGAGTAAGCGAGAAGTCACTACAATCACTCAGAGACTTTCGCTCAAGCGAGACGCCAACTAAATACGATATCTTTCTTGCAGCTAAACAAGCAGGATTAAATATTGGAGTATTAAGCGCCCTTATTCAAGCTGGCGCTCTCGAAAGTAAAGGTAAACACAGATCGCTTATGGTACTTGAAGCTCAGGCATTTAATCTTCTTACAGATAGAGAAAAACGTAATTTTATTTCTTTAGGAGAACAATATGAGTATAAACTGTTGAATTGTATTGCAGACGCCAAAAAAGGAGATCTTGTTGGAGATGATGGTAAACCATTAATGAAAGAATCTAGATTTAAAACATTTAAAAAGAAATATGATATCTATAAAGAAATTTACGATAAAAACAAAAACTGTCAAAATTTCGCTAATTGGTATTTTGAAACAGAATTATTGGGCTATAGCCATAGCTCCTCCCTTAAAGCATGCTTTATTGATGCGTATGATTCCTTAAGAGACTCCAGAGATCTTCAGGTGATGCATACAGAAGATAAAGGTAAATTTATAGGTGTTGTTGAAGACTGCATTAAGAGAACGTCTAGAAACGGCAATAAATATATGAAACTGTCAATTACAGATGAACATGGAAAGTATGATGCCATGCTTTTAAACTCCAGAAGAGGAAACTTTTACGATCGATATTTCGAATCAGACAAAAAAACCCCAACCAAGAAAAATATTATTATAGCATACGGCAGAAAAGCAGAAGACATTATATTTTTAGATTCTATAAATATTATGGATGAAAAGATATACATGAAAATGTCTGAAGTGAAGTAAATCACGTGTAAAAAAATGAAGATGACCCCAAAACCTAATTTTACGCCTAGAGCGCAACAAGCAATTAACGAAGCAAAAAAGGTCGCAGAGAAATATGCCCACGACCTTGTATCTTTAGATCATTTATTTTATGGAATGGTTAAGCTTAGTGCTGGAATTTTAAGCGAAATACTATTTTTATTAAATATAGACCAAAAATTATTATTAGAAAACGTCGATTCTTTCTTTGCAAAAGATTTTTATGAAGAAGATATTTTTTCACCAAAAGGTGGCAATGAATCAAATGATCCTGTATTTGATGAGCATTTTCATCTTGTATTAAAAGTATCTTCATCTATTAGCGAAAAACTTGGCCATGAGTATGTTGGTATAGAGCACATATTATTGGCTTTACTGAAATACGAGCACTCAAGTATTTCTGCTTATTTTAAAGCCTTCAATGCTTCTGAAGATGATGTTATTGAAGAGGTTCGAGAATATTTACATTTATCTAAAGAAAACTCGCTCAAAAATAAAGAAGAAACCAAAAAAACTGCAACCACAGCGCCAGTCAAGGATTCATCATTACAAACTCTTGAAAAACACGCCACCAATCTTAACGCAATGGCGCAAAGAGGAAAGTTTGATAATATTGTAGGCAAAAATACTGAAATCGCAGAAGTGTGCGAAATTTTATGCAGAAGAACCAAAAATAATCCTGTATTACTCGGCTCTCCAGGGGTTGGAAAAACTGCAATTGTTGAAGGTTTAGCTCAAAGAATACAAAAATCTACTTGCCCAGACTTTTTATTGGGTAAAATTATTTATGCATTAGACTTAGGATCATTAATTGCGGGTACAAAATATCGAGGTCAATTTGAGGAAAGATTAAAAAAGATAATTGACGAAGCAAAAAAGAACCCAAATATTATACTTTTTATTGACGAAATACATACTCTAGTTGGAGCTGGTAGTGCAGAAGGCAGTATGGACGCCGCAAACCTTTTAAAACCATTATTGGCTCGCGGAGAGTTGAAATGCATTGGCGCAACAACGCAAGACGAATATAAGAAAACAATTCTTAAAGATGGAGCGTTAGACAGAAGATTTCAATCTGTAGAAGTTATAGAACCAACAAAAGAAGAAACAAAAGAAATTATACATGGTATAAAAAGTAAATACGAAGACTTTCATACTATTCAATATTCTGATGAAGTAGTTGATTTAATCGTAGATTTATCTGCAAAATATATTTTAGACAAGCAATTCCCTGATAAAGCAATTGATATTATGGATCAAGCAGGTTCTAAAGTAAAAATAAAAAATATTTCTAGACCAGATGAAGCAAAAAAAATTGAAAAACAATTAGAAGATCTTGCTGTAAAAGACTCGCAACTACAAATGATGGGAACAATGTCAATCGAGCTAGAAGATAAACAATTAGATCTGCTCGAAAAATATGACAAAATAATAGAAGCTTGGGCAAGAAAAACTTTAAAATCTAAAATACAAGTTAAAAAAGAAGATATTTATCAAGTTATTTCTGCAAGAACAGGAGTGCCTGTATCAGAAATGTCTAAAAAAGATTCGCAAAGAATGTTGTCTTTATTTAAAATGCTCAACAAAAAGATCGTTGGACAAACAGAAGCATTAGAAGAAATTTCAGAATCAATTTTAAGATCTAAATCTGGACTTCAAGAGACAAATAAACCTGTCGGAAGCTTTCTTTTGGTTGGCGCAAGTGGCACAGGTAAGACTTATACTGCCAAATGCATCGCAGAGCACATATACGGGGGCAAGGATAAGCTTATACAGATCGATATGAGTGAGTACTCGGAAAAGATATCATCTAGCCGTTTAATAGGCGCCTCGCCAGGTTATGTGGGTTATGAAGAAGGAGGAGACTTAACAGAAAAAGTTAGACGAAATCCTTATAGCGTAATATTATTTGATGAAATCGAAAAAGCTCACCCAGAAGTTCTTAATATTTTGCTTCAAATTCTAGAAGAAGGTTTTGTAACAGACAATTCCGGCAGAAAGATTAACTTTAACAATAACATTATCATTTTGACGGGTAATATTGGTAGCGAAAAGCTCGAAAAGCCATCAATTGGATTCTCTGCAAATACAGATCATTTATCAAACAAAAATAAAATAAAAAATGAACTTAAAGTATTTTTTAGACCAGAGTTCTTGAATAGATTAAATGAAATTATTGTATTTAAAGATTTTGAGATTGATCAACTTGTGCAAGTCACAAAGCTAGAACTAAATAAACTAGGCGATAAGCTCTCAGAGAAGGGTATAGAGCTTTCTTATACTCCTAGCCTATCAAAGTATCTCGCAGAAAAAGCGAAAGAACAAAAGATGGGTGCTAGACCAATTAAAAGACTAATACAGAAAAATATCGAAAACACTTTATCCACGCTGTTACTAGATAAATCTCTAACAGAAGGATCGAAGATTAAATTTTCTATATCAAAAGAAGATATTAAATATACTATTACGGAAGAATAGGTTTGATGGGATCATCTAGATCCTCATCTTTTTTCGACATTGGATCTTCAAATTTCTCTCCAGGATTATTGTGGAGGTCAGGAGAAACATCATCTTTTTTATCATTAAAAATAGACATACAAGCAGCAAAACGATCACCCTGAATTGGATATCTTTTTTTCATATTAGCGTCAAGAATGCAGCGAGTGATAAATTGATCACCGCTTTCCTGAGCGGTAGGAACAGGGTATCTCTTGTCTTCGTTTGATAGAAAATTATTTTCTCCTTCCCCACTATCTCTTTCTTCTGCTTTTGGAAATATTTTTTCATACTCAGCATACCTGACCGCTTGATCAATTAATTCATATGCCTGAGTAATATTCTTTCTGACCCAATCTTCCAATTCAGTATCTTCTTTTACTTGCTCATACATAACCCTAGCCTTTTTCCAGATGTGGAATAATTCGGATTTCGTGATTCTATTAGAATCTTTAGAGTTTGAAAGAGAATTGTTTTTAGGTATATCGCTCATAAGATTGTATTACACTTAATAACCGCTAGCTTGACCTGTTGCAGGTGCATCATCTCCAAAAACTTGATTTGGTTTTGCGCCATACAAATTATATGCATAAACTAATTCCTTCATTCTTCCTTGAGAAGCTAGATATGCATCATGATAACTTTTTGCAGTTACATTTTTATTGGATTTTTGAATCATGGAATCGCCTTCCTTGATAACTTGGAAGTCTGGACTTCCATCGCTACCATCAATTCCTCTTAATACCCTGCGATGAGCTTTGCGATTATATTCAGAAATATACATTTCGCGCAAAATAGATTGCTCTTCGAGTTGAAATCCTTCTGGATTTTCTCCGCTAAAAGAAGTAAAGATTAAATTATTTAATTCACCAAGATGACCTTCAAGCCATCCTGAAACTAAATTAATTTCAGTTGTTCTTGCAGTACCATGTTCATGAAAGCCAATTTCTTGATCGTAAATATCTACTGCTAATTTACCGATACTAGTTCCTGGAATTGGATCATGAGCCATATTATTATCCTCCTAAATAATCGAGAACTTCTTTATGCTGCGGATTATTTGGGTCAAGCTTAATAGGTTCGCCCATAATTTGCACACTGCCTTGACCGTATAAGCTAGAATCGAAAGCTTTTTTAATTTTATTTCTAAGTACAGTTTTATTACCAGATGGAAATACTCCAACTTTTACAGCAAATGCTTGTAAATCAGTTAGATTCATTTCTTGAATCATTTCGGCAAAAACTCTTTTATCATTTGTTTTAAATGGATTGATTTTTGGAATTCCTAAAACGTCTTCCAATTCTCTGGCTTTGGCTACTTGATCTTCGTAGCTTTTACCATTTGTTTGTTGAAGTTGCTCAAGCTTTACTTGCTTCTTAGCTGTTGATTTTTTCGAAGCAGTAGACTTGCTCGTTGCTGTTTTTTTCTTTGCCATAATTTATACCTTTTACCTTGTAGAAAATAATACACACATATTGTGCATATATATAATAAATAATTAAAATAAAAAATCCACCCCAGTTTCCTGAGGTGGACTTTTATAAAACGTTAATTTTATGTTAAAAATTAAACGATAAGACCAAGCAACACGCGGTCATCGATGATCATACGACCCTCTTCAAGAGAACCATAGTAACCAACTTTGGATTGACGTGTTACGAATTGATCGTCGGCTACGAGAGAGAACTCGTCTCCGGACTCGGAATCGGTAGCTACTGCGCGAATCATAGACTCACGGCTAAGATCAACACCAACAAGGATTTGTTCGTCTGCTTGCGTAAAGGTTGTCTTAGGAGGGGTTGTTCCAACCGAATAGTGGTCATCATAAGAGATGCCTTGAGAAGCAGTGCCAAACACTTTATTCCATGCTTGATCAACACCCATTTCATTGTACTCTTGAATGGATACGCCATAGAACTCAGGAATTCCAGCGCTGTTGAAGATAGCATCACGCATGCTGTCTGTACCAGCAATATCTGTATTACTACCTTGAGTATTAATTGGATTGTAAGCTAAACCGCGAATTTCTTCTACAATTTCAGGAGAAACAAGAAGATCTGTGATTCCACGTCCACGACGCTCAGCAGGTGTTCCACCATTCCAAGAAGTATTAATTCTTTTAGCCTTAGTGAACAACTTATTCAGGTCGGAAAGCAAGAAGCGTCCGGCTTGAGCAGAACGAAGAACATGATTCTCCGCATCAGTTGAAGAATTTGTGCTTGCTTTAGCCAATGCAGTCATGATCATGCTGGCAGAAGTTTTTTCTTGCTTAAGAAGAATTTCTTGTGCCATGCGTGTGAATGTCTTGCTAACAACGTCAAGTCTGGAACGAGAAGCGTAACGCTTGTCGAAGCTCAATGCGCTGTCGAGAGTATAAGTTGTGAACTTAAGCTCGCTTTGCGAAGGAGCGACTTGGTTTGTTGGAAGACCTCCTGGAACGGATTGACTCCATACTTGGATGTAATCTTCGTCTGTAATGTCGTGGTAAAGATCCAAAGGAATACTTGGGCTCTCGTCACTGTTAAACTGAAGGCTTGTAAACATATTGCTTACAGTAGGAGCTGCGTTAACAACTTCTGCCAAAACTGGACCGATGAATTCAGCCAATGCAGTTTGAGCTTCATAAGCAACATCACGATTCTTGGAAGCCATAGCTTTAATAAGCTCGACTTGCTCGGGTGTTTTTTCTAAAGTAATTTTCATTTTCTTTAATTCCTTTCTTAGAAGCTGATTTTGCAGAGAAACTTTGTTGCATCGCTGTCTACGGCTATACAAGTACCAACAGACGAACCTGCTGATGAGTTACTCAATTGGCCGTTAGCTCCAACATACAATGCTTCACCAACTGAAGGCTCTTCGCTTGTAGTAAATGCAGTTTTCTTTAATAAAACTAATCCGCGAGTCAAAACAGGAACTGTTTGACCAGGAAGAACTGCTTGAGCTTCGTCCAATTTTTGTTTATAATAGAGAAGTTTTTCTCCGTTTTCGTCGTAAGCCAAGGTTTCACGAAGTGTGATACCTAAAGCTACGTCGCCAGCACTTGTAGCAGCGTCAACTGTCATACCGTTAAACGGGTATGCGTTATATCCGATGTGTGCACTTGTAGGAGTAGCGCCCAAGTAATCTCTGAGTTTTCCAGAGGTAGCTAGGCCGCTATCCGCGTTGTACATATCACCAGGTAATTCAGCCGCTCTTACGGACACAACAACGCCAGCATCCCACTTGCCAATAGATACGCTTGCAGAACTCTCAACCCAATCGGTGAGTGTATCCCCTGTATCTACTTCAAGAGAGAACAAGTTGACAACGTCATGTTCACTGTAGTCTCGGTATGGTAGTATTCTTTTCATAAATTTTTTTCCTTTATATGTTAGTATGAAATTTTAACAGATTCCTTGAAAGTTTTTGCGAAACGATCGCGAAGAGATTCGCCTTCAGAAGAGGTTTCGTTATTATTAACGACAGCAGCTTCTTCAACTTCAAGACTATCCAAAGCTTCTTCTACATCTTCTGAACTTTCAACTTCTTGAGTTTCAGATGCTTCAGATGCTTCTGATACTTCAGGTTGTTCTTCTACAGAAGCTTCAGCTGTTTGAGCGATACGCTTCTCAACTTCTTGAGCCACGCGATCTTCAAATGCTTTTTGTTCTGTAGCGATAAATTCTTTATTTTTATGTTTCCAAACCTTAGCGAGCTTTTCTTGATAACCAGCGAAACTTTCGTCGCTACCATCGAGATCTGCAAGCTCAGATGCCAAGATTTTAGAATCATCTTCATCAAGCTCATAAACTTCATTTAATGCTTCCATGCGTGCATTAAACAAAACTTCTGCTTCACGTGCAGCGTTATCTTCTTCAAGAGCGCTGAGTTTTTCTTTTGTTGCTTGAAGCTGGCTTTCAACTTCTTGAACTTTTTCTTGAAGAGAGCTTTGTGCTTGAACAGCTTCTTCTTTTTCAGCTTTAGCTTTTTCAAGATCGGCGACATACTGCTCGCCTTTCTCACGGATAGCTTCGATAAACACTTTAGAAATGCTTGCGACACTTTCCTCAGAGAAATCTTGCTTGCCAAGCTTTTCGTCTAAAGCTGCTCGGAATTCATTTATGATTTGATCTTTGTCCATAATATTATAATTATCGGTTTCTTTGTTTAGTACATTTTCTTCAGACGATTGGGAAGTTTTTTTGCTTTTTGTTATTATTCTGTCAATCGGCTCGGGTCGATCTCGCTTAACCTCTTGAGGTTTATTGTCTTGCACAATTAATCCTTTTACGTCTGCGGCAGGGTTTGATGTAAAACCTATGCCTAAAGGATATATGTCTCCCACGATTAATCGATTAACTTTTCTACCATCTTGCAGAACTCCTCTGCCACCTAAAGATTTTAAATATGAAGAATATGCTTTTATTTCGTCTGGATCAGAGATAATTGTTGATTCAAATAAATCATCTCCTCCTACAGAAATTACATAATCATTAAATCCCACCTCCCAGCTCGCAGACACTGTTCCAAAGTAATCGCTGTCTGAATCTGTAGAGTTCATCACTAAATCTGCAAATTCTTTACTTGCTGTTCGATACACAACGGCAGCCAATGCGATATTATATGCATTATCTTCAATCAAAGCTTCGTCGTCCGTCATCAGCTCTGAGTTTTGACCGTATCTTGAAAATCCCGCAGATACTATATGACCTACAATTTTATCTCTATCATGTTCAATGTTTGTAGGTTTGTGAACGAAATAGTCTTTTATTGCTACTGCAGCCTCACTATTTATTCCGTCTCCATTTTTATTAAATTTATTTACAACTGCAGCGTTAAATGCTACGCCAAGCAAATCTATATTTTTATCTAAATCAATATTTTTTGGAATAAGAGGTCTAAGAGACTCTATTGATGCCTTGCTGATATTTGATTCCTCAATGTCGCTAGAAGCAAAAACAACTCCATCAAATTTTGTTGTGTATTTATACGGTTTTTTCATTTAAGCAAATATACACTTAGTTTATAAACATGGGAGTAAAGGTTGTTGTTATGTTTTCTGTTTTAACTTCCATCATATCATTATAAAGCTTAACCATCCAATTACCAAGTACTAATGCAGAATAAGAGTCTTTTCTTGCTTTTTCTGGCCCAGTTTGCCTTTTTAAACTTGGAGGTAAATCAAAATTTTGTGTTCCTCCTGCAGAAGTCGTAATCTGAATTAAAGAGCATTGAGTCTTTACTAAATTCATCATATCAAATTGATGTTCAACGAAATCAATCATTTTTGCTTCTTTAGTTTGACGCTCTGCGCTTTGAGATGTTCGCAGAAATTGTATTTTATCAATTGGTATCTTTTTTCTGCGCTGTGCATTATAATTATCATCGATTGCTCGAGATGCAAATAATATTCTGCGGTGATCAAAATTAGATTGTAAAAATTCGTTTGCTCTACGAATCCATTGGCTGGTTGGTTTGCGCAAATAACATATTGTACCATTATCAAGATTATATTCTTTTTTTCCTTCGCGCAATTTTTCTTGATAATTTTCTATATCATCAAAATTTGTATTTATACATTTTATATTTATTTTATTTTCCTTAAACAATAGACTTTCATTTGCTGCATTGATAAATTGTACTCCTCCATTATAGTCACCAACAATAGATACAATATTAAAATTCTTTAACAAGAAATAAAAATAATATATATGTTGTTTTAAATTTGCTCCACTTAAAGCATAACTATGAACAACGATACCCATTTTCTTTTCCTCGTCCAACTTCAAAACCATCATAGCAAAATCATCGCTGCTTTCACTCTCTGCCCAACTCGGATCAAATGCCAAGATATACTTTGCACCAGGTTCTCCAGCAATTTCTGTGCATGGATTTTCTCCATCTTTTAATGTACAAGCTGCCATTTTCGATGTTTTGAAATATCCAGAACTATCATCAGTAAAAATAGCTCCAAACTCTCGATCGAACTGACTTTGACTCATTGTTGATTTGGCTTGATTGATCAAGTTCTGATCATACAACTGCTTGGGGGCGCAGTCATAACTAAATTGCATGATAGTTCTATGAGCGTCACCTTTTCTTTGTCCACCAGTTTGAATCAATTCTTCAAATTGCTCGTATGCTTTATACATATACTCAAATTTATAACTTGCAGAAGAAAGTGCGATCAATTTATTGTTTGGCCAGGTATGACGATCAGATTCCTGCATTTTGCCCTGCTTGATTAGGTCAGTTTCTATGTTGTATAATTCTTCTCGCTGAGTAGGATTTTCAACAACACTCAAGAACGGTATAATAACCTCATTGTAAATTCTTTCGGGCATCAGAGCAAACTCATCAATAATAATTCTATGAAAACGAAATCCCCGCAATTTTTCACCATCACCAAGAGGTAGAGCTCGTATTCTAGAGCTACCAATTTCCAGCAGCCATTCATCATTACTTTTTGACTTGTGAGTAATGCACTGATTTAAATATAATGCTTGAGGCTTTGAAGCAATATCTTCTATTTTTTTGAATATCATTTTCGCCTGACGAAATGATTTAGAGAGAATACCGATTTCAACGCCCTGATTTAAAATCGCATCAAGGTATGCATAAATGGCTGTGGTAAATGATTTACTCATTCCCCGACTCCAAACACCCATAAAGTAATCTGTCGTAAACATAGCTTTGATCGCCATATGCTGAAAAGGAAACAATTTAACTCCGCTAACAAGATCCGCGGTAAATGTAATATTTTCTCTTAAAAATTTATACAGTAAAATCTTTGCCTCCTGATCCTCAAGATAACCTTCCATTTTCAGAAGCTCTTCATTAAAGTCGTCAGAATCTTTTCTTGATATTTGTTTTCCTTGTTCCCAAGCCATTATATTTCTCCTTTGTCTATGTAGTACTGTAAATCAACATTCCATAATTTTTTACCAAGAGTCAATAACTTAGGAATGAAATATTCAGATCTTTCTCTTGAGCCAGTAAATACAAACTGACAATTGTCCGAAAACTTATGAGAAAATTGTCTCATATTATGATAAATATATTTTAAATTTGATTTATGAGAGCATTTTGGATTATTTTTTTGTATCTGCTCAAGGTCACTCTCAACAACCACAAACAAGTAACTATCAAAATCTTTAGCTCTCTGTAATTCTCTATCAAATCTATCTAAATTGTTTTTACTCATTGTGGATTTGAAATCTCTTTCGCTTTTTCTGTCCACAAAAGTATAATTGTAATGCTCTCCCCCTGTAGCGTAATCACCAAACTCTAACTTCATAGATTCTTGATTTGGAAATGATAAGGGTTGCTGTTCGCGCGTATCAATAAATATTGTAATATCGGGGTCAGCATCATCTTTCCACTCTAAAGGTAATCTAGACCCAAACATGGGCTTTATATCAGCCATCTCGCAAGCAGATGTATATGAACCAAAATGTTTTTTGTATATATCAATCGGCGGCAATTCATTTATCTTTAATTCAAGATGATTTGGTGCGCATTTTAAATCCTTGTCTGCAATTCTTTTTTTGAGTAAAGTAAGAATATATTTTTTTACTGTGTCAGGTTCTGTTTTTTCGCACCATGCAATCAATTGATCTCTATTTGCAAAATCTCTAGAGAAGTAATCTTGTTTGTTTTTAAACGGCAGAGGTTCGCCAGTTAATAAATTATTTCTTGGATAATATTGAGTATAGTATTCAGCGAGGATCAAATTATGAACCTTTAGATGTGCATGCAAACTTCTTTCTGATGAAAACTCCTGAGAGCATACTTTACATACATTCATAATTCACAGTCATGAACCTTTAACCATTCTTTTGGAAATCTTCTACGCTTACCAAGCAATTCTTTTCTTTGTCCGAGCCAAAAAAGACTAACAAATATTCTTGGAACTCTAAAACCAATACCATCTGAATTAATAACTTTTGGAGTTTCTGAATATAATCTACGATACAGAATTTTATTGCTTATATTTTTCATCTTACAACCCTCAATCAATATGTTCCTATTCATCGGTCTATCTATATCATCATAATCAGTCCAATTACCCAAATCAATACAAGCTCCATCAAAAAAATATTTAAAATTATTTTCAAAAATACAATTTTTAAAAGATAGATTTTTTATTCCTCCTTTAGCAGTAATATGTTGCTTCGTGCCTTGCGAAATAAATGTGCAGTCCTCAAAGGATATATTTCTTCCGCGAACCATATCGACACAATCCTCATATCCACCAATAATTTCACAATTTTTGACTGTTACATCGTTACAGAAAGATAATTTCAATCCTTCGGCCACACCACTTCCATCGATTGTACAAGAATCAATCATTAAAGAGTATGGCTCTTGACCAACTCTCCAAGCAAACGATAATGCGTTTCCACCATTAAACTTGTCTTTTGCCTTGTCTGGGCTGGAAGCGGCAAAGTGTTTGTTTTTTATTATTTTTTCTTTCACTATATTATATCTTCCTTTGAAACTCCAAGCACTCTTGCCTTCCAATCAGGCATAGACTCTATATTTTCTGCTTCTTTTTTTGCGGCTTTCTTTTGAAGTTGTGCAATTTTGATCATAACTTTTCGCTCTTCTTCGTCCTGAAAAAGTTGCACAAGAGATAATATGCTTGCGTTTTGCTTGTGCATACTTGATATTCTCTTGGATCGATCTCCCTGCAGTTTTTGAATCAAAGACTCCATTCGCTTTTCGCACTGATTATATTCTTCGCTTTTTGTTTTCAGTAGTTCTGCTAAACGCACAGTTAAATCTTGTTGATCTTCGGCGTCATCAAACATTCTATTCAATTTATTGATTGCATTTTGGATATTCTTTAAATGAATGTAATCCATACAAACATTAATATATAAATTAATTTCGTCACTACTCAAGTCTGGCTTGTCCCATGTAGCTCTTACAAATTCAGCTTCAAACAAATCTCTATCATCTTGACTATTATAATTATTAATCACTTGAATAAATCTAGGAGATGCAACAAAAGAGCCTAATGACTCAATAGCTTTTCTTTCTCCAATACTTAATTTAGATTCATCAATTTGTTTTTGACAGCAATCATTTATTTTTTTTATTATTTTACTAACAGCTTTAGGTGGAGAATATTTTCTGTTTACTGCGCTTTCTGAAGGATGTATTTGCAAAGCGTCTTGACCGTGGATATATTCAAGAATAGTTGAATACTCCTTGGATACTTGTGGATTTCTAAGCTCTGGATACAAGATAGATGTAATTTGATTGCAGCTCATACCATCTAAACAAGATTGACTGATAAATTCTTTCTGCTCTTCAGTTAAGATGATATCTTCCTTGGGATAGATGTGCTTTGTTTCATATTCTATTTCTTGATCTGCAAGAAAAGCTCTAACTAATCGGCCCTGCTTGCTTCTTCCATCGATATTTCCATCTTCAGGAAATACTAGTCTTGTTAATTGAGTAAGATCATTAACTACAGGAGCTTGATCTCGTATCAATTGTTTTTGATCTTCTGTTAACTCCATTTTGGTGGTTCTGTATTAGGAATAATGTCTTCGGTCTTCAATATTTCTTGAGCTTTTTGTTTAAAAATTTTCTTTAAGTTCTTGATTTGCTTGTATCCAGCTTTTCTACCTTTTTCGCTTGTTTTGTATCCCATTTTTTTGGCAACATCTTCTTCTTCCATATTTTGGATGAACAATAAATCATAAACCGCATATTGTTTTGAAGATAATTGTTTTTTCATGTGTTCATTTAGCTTATCTCTACAAGCGATAATGTCGAAGTTAGGGTCTTCCATTGCTCCGACTTCATGAGTATGATTTTCTAAAGCTAGAGCCATTTTTATGCCATAGGCAGGTTTTTTAGTACGTTCCCACTTTGCGTACAATGGACACGAGGAATCCTGTAATCCAGTCTTTGTAAATCCACACAAGCATGAAGCTCCATCTTTTCCTGGAGCAGATTGATTAAATGGACAATTCAGACAGGGCCTTACAAAATTACTATAATTATTACGCAAGATGTTTTTCATCTGATTAGTAATAATCTTATTGATCCAGGGCTTTAACGATCTTCTTTGATCCCACTGATCCCATTTTTTAAATATATGAGCCTTTATGATTTGCTCGACATCTTCGAAACTAAACCAAGCGAGTGAATCCAGGAACCACTTGCCTCGCCTTTTTCTTATTTCAATATCTATTTCTTGCGATTTATCTTCGTATGTAAATTTACGATTTTCTTGGTCGTCCACGCTTTTTCTTTTTTGGAGTTTGTGACGCTTTCTCTTCCTTAAATTCTTCGAACTGATCAAGTGGAATGATATCTTTTAAGCTAAATTTATTATTATCTACTTCAATTGAATATGATAATTTAGATATATGCGGAACTTCATAAACATCGGATCCGTCCGGATCGTCGATGATTATATTTTTCGCAACGGATCTTTTAGGGCTAGAGAGCCTTTGGGATTCGCCACTCTTTTTCGCAGACAGTATACTTAATGATTCTCCACAACCCCCACAAAATTTTGGGGCACTTATAGAGTACATGTTTTTAAAACCACAATGAGGACAATATGAGAAAGCCATATAATATAATATATATTTTTTATATTATATCAAATATCCGCTCATTATTCTTGCTTGTTTCCTTAAAAAGTGCTCTGCGTCTTCGCTCCAGCGTCGTTGCTCCTTTACATATTCTAAAATTATAATTCCAATTATTTTTCCATTTAATGTTTTGATTGGTCGTGCAAACATACTACGAACTCCCTTGCCTTGAAGAAATGCGCGAAAACTTATATCTTCTTCATATTTATCAACATCTTTACAACGAAAAGTTTCTTCTTGAGAGATCGATTTTATTAAACCATGAAAATTTGATATTCTAATGTTTTGAAGTTGAGATGATTCAACAGATATTCCTTCGCTAACAGCTTCATATGTGCAACTTAATTTCTGTTGACTTCGTCCAGAGAAATAATGTTCGCCATTGTGAAATTCTAAAATATAAGCTCTATCTGATCCAGTTTCATTTAGTACATATTGCAATGCAGTGACTACATTTCCATGCAATTGAGGGTCATAATTTAATTGTTTATGTTTACGTTCGTCGTAACGCAATTTTAACCACACACCAAGAACAGCTGTTGCAGCAGAAACCACACCAGTCAGCACGCTAATTATATCAAGTCCAGAATTCATTTTCTAATATATTTTACACCTACAGACAATATAAACACTAATATTAATAACAATATGAAATAAAATAATGGATCATATATATTGTATTCAACGATAGATTCTGTAGTAGGTTCAATATCAGAAGATAAAATGTTTTGTGATTGTGTTTTTTTTGATGAAGGTGGGTTTTTTGTGAGTTTACCAACGCATCCGTTGAGTAAAAACAATATAAGAAACAAAAACCTCATCGTCTCTTGCTTGGAATCGCGTAGAATCCAACAACCATAAAACACAAATCCATAAATGACGCGAGCATTAAACCGCCAGTCATTTTTACCATTTCCCAGTCTTTTCCTCCGAATATCCAACCAAAAAAACCGATACCCGAGCGATCTCCTTTTGGAACAATCAAATTATATTCTATATGTGGATTAAATGCATAATATATCATCAAAAAACACATTGTAAAAGTAATAGCCATAAAAAGTATACGCCGAGTCACTTTAACAAAAGGATCTTTCGCGTTTTCAATTTGACTATCTATTAATGCTTGCATCATTTTTTCATCTTTTGCCGCGAGAGCTAATTGATCTTGTCGCTTTTGATCTAGCCATGCATTTATAAGGTTACAAGCGAGCTTTATTCCTGCTCCAATAATAGTATTCAATATCGGACCCATATATTGTATATACACTCTATAAATTTAAAAAATAAAAAATATGTGTAACATAATACATGTCGCATCAATCAATTCTTCAATTATTAAGCCAAAATTTAAATTCATATCAATCAACTCGTTGGCTAAAAACAGAAAATGATAAACTTGATGGCGCAACACCCGCCGCTCTTATGATGGAAAATCAAGTTGACGAAGTTATCAGAATTTTGCCCGAAGAAATAAAAAGAATAAAAGCAAAAAAGAAAGATTAATTCTTGGATTTTTTTCGCGTAAGCTGTTTATAGCAAACCGCGATTCTTTGCTTGTTATCCTTGAATTCATTTTTAGACTCTAATTGAGAAATACAACGAGTCATGAATTTACTATTTTTTTCGTTTTTATTTGGAGATGGTAAAGGCATTATGAAATAATGTTTGCGTGAACATTAGCTGTGACATCAATACTTCTAACTGGATATTTATTACTTCCATAGTTAGGTTTGTATACAAAATCAGGGAATGTCACGTTCAAACTGCTTGAAGTTGTTTGAATTTGCGCTTGTTCTTCTTTTATTACTGTTGAAGATGTTCGACCGCTAATTCCCTGGCGAAAAACTATCGCATCTATTTTAAAAGTTGATCCAACTGGCTGAACCGTAAGAGAATCATAGTTTTCTAAACGATGCTTTTTTGACTTATTATTCTGGCCATAAGAAAGATCCTGAAGACCTAGGTCGCCACCAACCAATAAATAACCAAGATTTTTAGGTTTATATATGAAAAAATCATGATCAGTAGGTGCAAAACTCGCATGAGAAGCCTTGACCAACTGTATTTTCACATGTATCAATGCTGTGCTATGTATGTTGAATAAATCACCTCTGTTAATGGGAAGAGTTTGATTTGTAGCATTATATTGTGTTCCTTCAGAAGCGCCGCCAATAATCGAGCTAATAGGAGCCTTGTATGTTCCGCCATTTGGTTTTTGAATAATGATAAAGTCACTATTATCAAATTCATTAGACCCTAATTCAGGTAAGTCTTCAATTTTAATATCTGCCATTTTATTTTTTACACAATTAATTAGAAAACCCGCGAATTAATTTATTATATATTAATGAATAATCATTTAAGCATTATAAGTATTTTGTTGCTGATATTTTATATGATGTGGTTTATGTGGGACCAAAATAAATTAATACAAAATCAACACGAGGAAATCCGCACGCTACAACAACAAGTTATATTTCACAATCTGTACAACATCAGAACACAGTCGCCAAGTCAAAATCCACTATATCAACAAAATTAAAATTAAACTTTAAAAACTAATTAATATATATAATATAAGTTATGACAGAAGAAAATACAAATACATCAGAACAAGAAAACGCCCCGAATAACGATGCAGTTGTTGCAGTCGCAAATAAGCTGCTACAAAATGTAAATTTATCTGAGGCATTATCTTTAGTTTCTCTTAGCGCAGTTATTCAACTTGTACAAAATCAAGTAATGACACAAGCAAATGAAGCGGTTTCTAAAATGAGCGATGAAGAAATCAAAAATCTTCTTAATCCTCCAGCTGCAGAAGGTGGAGATGATGATTCTACGGAAGACTCCGAAGAGTAGAGATAATATAGTTTAAGTTGTCGTAGTTAATACGATCCGTTCTGATATTAGAGCCCGGTGTAGTTTTGATGCTATATCCGGGCTCTTTTTCTTTATTAGTGATTAAATAAGATACAAAATCATGTGCGCCATTTGATTTTAACCAATTCCAATAGATTGTGCGAGTTCCAGGTTCGCATTCGACCAATACATCTTCGAAAATATAAGTACGCGCAAACAAAGTAACATCCCGAAAGCAAGATACAACGCTCGGAGGTTCACTTAAGCAAGATTCTATGATCAATTTCATTTATGCAATAGAAATACCCCATTTACCACTTAAATATTCTCTAACATAATTTCTATCTGCAGAATCAACAGAATTTATAACTATTAATTCACCAATACTGCATGGAAATGATTTACCTCCTCCACGATTTGCAAATATTCTAAACAATGGATTTGGAAAAATTTCAGCATTTGAAGTTAGATCGATTTTTTTATTACCATCACTACTATTTCCATTTCGATAACCTTTCATAGTAACATATTTTTGATTGCTAGCAGGATAAAGATTTGCTTCATAAGTAATTTCTAGGATTTGTGGATTGAAATTTCTATTTTCCATAAAACGATTTTTAATTAAATTATGACCGCTAGGAAATGTAGCTGTCCTTGTCATAGTTCTGCCCGGGTTATTTTGTCCATTAGCGAGCCAATGATCCCTACCCCAATGTTCTTTTGTTCGAGTATCTCCAGCGGCAACTTGATTGTTATATGCATTAATTAAATCTGTGTGATCATCAACATATCGCGCGTAATCATTACCTTCGTATTTTATTCTTCCAAGAAATCCATGAGTACTAGAACCCCAACCCGAATTACCACCAGCATCTAATTGAAAAGATCCAAGTTCTGCACTTGCATACCCCATGGACAGCAAACTTGCGTCCTGCACAACCTTATTGTAATTTTGAGACTTCATAACAACGAATAAAGTGAAATTTCCATGGCTTACTGGGTTATTATGTAGAGTTGTTGCGCCTGCTGAAAACCCAAATCCACGATATTCTTGAGTGGCAAATAAGCATTTTACATCAAAACCCCCTCTTGCAGACCCACCAGGAAGATCAGTTAGCTGCGGATTAAAGATCGCAGGTTTACCATTTATGGCATAAGTATCATTTCCGGCAGAATAAAATGGATTACCATCATATTTATCAGATTGGTAAACCTTGGCAGATCCGTTAGCGTTAAATTCATAACCTATAAGAATATCTGGTCTGGTCACAAAATGATAAGGATTTATTTTACTCGTCCACTTCAAAACAGGCCTCGCGTTTCCTGATGCACTAGACCAGCTACCGGGATTAGAAGTTGCATTTGCAGTTGCCTGGTTTACGCTAGTATAATGATAGCTAGACCAATTTATTGGAGCAGCTGTAACAATTGTACTTATATCTTGAGCGTCCAGCCAATACAAATACTTTTGTCGTATAAAAGCTTCGTCTGCTAAAGATATATTTGTTAAATTCATTTTTTTTGTAGTTTTTTAATTATAAATTTTAATATTTCGCTTCGTTTGATATCCTCTGCTCCGAAATGAAAACAGTGAATTCCTTTGCTTACACTTTCTTCGTCATTAAATAACGAATACATATCTGCAAATCCACTCTTGCCATTGATATCACTCTGCATTGGATCACCACAAATAATTAATTTACTGCCGCGACCAAGCCGCGTCATTAATGTTGTTAATTCTTTGAATGTAAAATTCTGCGATTCATCCGCGATAACAACTTCATCGAGCCAACTTGCTCCGCGAAGATAATTAATTGGCATGCCTTTTACTATTTCTTTGTTTTTTAATATACTTGCTTGGCCAGGAATTAATAATTCATCTAATTTTTCATTCATTGGCATCATGTATGGATTGATTTTTTCAGCCATCTCTCCAGGTAATGCACCCAAACTCTTTTCTCCACTCTCTGCAATTGTGCGAACATATGTAATGCCGCGTTCATTATTCATATTGTATAATTGTAATGCACCATATATTGCTATATATGTTTTACTAGTTCCGGCTGGGCCGCTGATAAATACTATCTTTGATTCTTTATCGAATATGATTTTTAATAAATCCAGTTGTTTTTCAGTTAGATTGACTTTTTTTAGCTTGATATTTGTTTTATGCAAATCAAGTTCTATTTTCTGAATCTCCTGCTCGTCCGTTATTTCGGGTTTTTTACGTCTTCGAGGCATTTTACTAAAAATAAATACACTATTTTGAAATAGTGGTCCGATTTTTTTTTGATCCAACAATATATTATAATAAATGATGTTGTGTTTCATATTGAAAAAAGGCACCCCCCGCCGCTACCACAGAAAACAATGCCAAAATGAATTCATTTAATGGGTAGGGTTAGGCTCTCTAATTGTGAATAACTTTATGTTTTTTTTTCTTGCAATTCGCTTGCTTGTATGTTACCTTTTAGGTATATGATTAAGACAAATAGTAAAGTAAACGGCTTCATTGCCAAAGTAAATATAATTGACCGCAAGACAGGCGAGCTGATCAGCTCAAATGTAATGATGAAATGCGAACACCACGCAACAATTGAGGATCTAAATAAAGATCTTGCCAAGTTTGGACTGCCTCGGAAGTTTGAGCTTGTCGAATGGATAAGCTAAAAATAATTCACTTTTTGCTTGCAATTGCATAAAAAATTTCTTAAAGTAATACTATGATAGACAACAATAACACACTCGCACAAGTTAGAAAACAATTAGACTCCAAGCTTGATCTTGGACTCGCACTCTCTAAAGCAGAAGGCAACCTAAACTTTTTGGCTCAGCAATCAAATTCTGACGCCTCAAAGATTGGCATCACCGAAGGCATGGCGATTATGGACGCCTTGCACGCTGTGCAACAAGCTCGCAAAGCATGGCAAAACATTCTGCATAATGAAGTTGCAGACAGAAAATAAAACTTGACTTTCAACCTTTAATAGTTAATAATAAAATTATGCGAAAAGTAACAGCACAAATTAAAGCAGCCTTCGAGCAAGGCATCTCTCTCAAAGTAGGCAACACCAAGACAAACGGCAAAACCGTTTGGCTACATGGTAACGCCATCATTAAACGCGATCCTGACGGACTCGTGCGTTGGTCGCTCGCAGGTTGGAATACATCAACCACACGCGACCGAGTCAACGGCATAGCTAACGCCGGAGTCAGACAGGAAGACTTCGAGCCTGTCCTAAACGGTGAGATCATTGACTCATCCGATTGGTTCGCAGCTCCTAATTCATTGCCCGATCCAATCGT